CGCTGTAGGTGTGGGCGGTGCGCTTGCAGGTCGTGGTGCAGATTTAGCTATTATTGATGATCCTGTGTCTGAGCAAGACGCTTTGAGTTCTACAGCGTTGGATAATATCTATGAATGGTACACATCTGGTCCTCGACAGCGTTTGCAACCCGGCGGTGCCATCATAATTGTGATGACACGGTGGTCTATTCGTGATTTGACGGCAAAAGTTTTGCAAAAACAGAGCGAAAAAGGCGCTGATAAGTGGGAAATCGTGGAATTTCCTGCAATTATGCCGTCTGGCAACTCTTTATGGCCTGAATTTTGGACTTTGGATGAATTAGAGGGCGTAAAAGCCTCGATTCCTGTGTCTAAATGGAATGCGCAGTATATGCAGAACCCGACTGCTGAAGAGGGTGCGATAATTAAGCGTGAATGGTGGAATTTGTGGGAAAAAGACGAACCCCCCAACTGTAGTTACGTTATTCAGAGCTATGACACGGCATTTAGCAAGTCTGACAGGGCTGATTACAGTGCGATTACCACTTGGGGCGTGTTTCACATAGAGGAAACTGGCGAGGATCACATTGTTTTGCTTGACGCTGTTAGGGGGCGTTGGGAGTTTCCAGAATTAAAAACTGCAGCACATGAGTTGTGGCAAGAGTTCGATCCTGATATGATACTTATAGAACAAAAAGGATCTGGTATGCCGTTGACACAGGAATTAAGGCGTATGGGAATACCTGTAACCCCTTTTACTCCGGGTAAGGGGGCTGACAAGTTTACCCGAATGCACTCATGTGCGCCTGTATTTGAGAGTGGTATGGTGTGGGCACCAGAGATGAATTTTGCTGATGAGGTGATAGAAGAATGCGCTTCTTTTCCAAATGGTGAACATGATGACTTGGCGGATTCGATGACACAGGCTATACTACGTTTTAGACAGGGTGGTTTTATTACCACTCCAAGTGATTATGAAGAAGATGATTTAATGTATTCTCGTAGAAGAAAGGAATACTACTGATGGCTAATAAACCTAAGAAGATTAAGTTAAAACCTACTGAAAGTGGCGGTCAGTTTTATCAATCTGATAAGCAACGTAAGGCAAGGCGAGACCAGTCTAAAAAAAATGTTACACATAGATATATAGAAACAGATCTAGAAAAGACAATTAATAAGGCTATTAGAGAAAGAATGTTAGAGGGAAAAATGACTCCTAAAGAAGCGGGAAAATTTAAAGCTCAATATTTTATAGATATGATGGACGATACTTATTCTAATAAAGCCAAGGGCGGAGCAGTTCGTGCTATGAAACTAGGTGGCGCAGTTATGAAGGGCCGTGGGCCGAAATTTAAAGGACAATCATAGGAGATAAGTATGGAAACCTCAAAAAGACCAAAGGCTAGACCAAAGAATTTTGGAAGAAAAGCTGCAATAGAATCTGCTATCGACAAAATTTTAAAAAAAGATCGTCAAAGTTCTATGGATCGTGCGGGTATGTTAGAGGCTCTTGAGTTTGGTGAGATGGGTATGATGTCTGATGCAGATTTAGCTCGTTTAAGAAAAGAATTAGGTATGAAAAAAGGTGGAGAGGTTCGAGCCATGAAAAACGGCGGTGCCGTAATGAAGGGTCGTGGGCCAAAATTCAAAGGACAATCATAGGAGATTAACATGGCAGAAACAATGAACAGACCAAATGCAGGTAGTATTTTTTCAAGATTAGAATATTTAAGTAGAAAAATGGATGATCCAAAAATTTCTCCTAAAGAAATGAGGATTCTTAAACTAAGAGAAAAAAATCTTCTTGAAATGATGGAAGAGGGAATGGAAGAGTTTGGTGAAGGTGGTGCAGTAGTTCCTAAAAAATACAAAGGCTTTTCTAAATTACCTGAGAAAGTTCAGAAAAAAATTGACCCAAGTCTTGCTCAAAAGTACGAAGATGGTGGCGCAGTAATGAAGAAAAAGGGTAACAGTAAGAAAACTGGTGTTTGTCGTGGTGCGGGAGCTGCTGTAAAAGGGACGAGGTTCTCAGGGGTTAGATAATGACAGCTATTGTCAAAATAAATTTACAAGTTCTTAATTCAGGTATTAATCAATCTGTTAATGAGCTTGAAGAGGTTGGAGCGAAGGATGATGGAAACCTCCCAGTCCATTTTAGTCGCTCCCTTGCGGCAACTCAAGGTCGAGCGGACTTTGCTCCAACACAAAAAGGTGAGTAGGTATGGCTATTGAAAAAGATTCAGGTCCGGGCGGTATTATAGGACCACAACTTCCAGAGGTACAGCCAGATGAGGTCTTGGTTGAGGAGTTACCTCTAGATCCCGGTGTTTTTGAGTTTGATGACGGATCTGCAATTGTTGGGGAGTACGAAGAAGAACAGGAGATACCACAAATATCTCATGACTCAAACCTTGCTGAGTTTATGGATTCAGGTGATTTGGGTAAGATTTCTTCTGATTTAACTGGTGATATTGATGATGACATATCTTCCAGACAGGACTGGCAGGACACATACAAGCGTGGCTTAGAGTTTCTTGGTATGCAGTACGAGGATAGAGCAGAGCCATTTGAGGGATCATCTGGCGTTATTCATCCATTGTTGGCAGAAAGCGTTACGCAGTTTCAGGCGCAAGCGTATCGTGAAATGTTGCCTGCAAGTGGTCCTGTAAGAACACAAGTCGTTGGTGCGCAGTCAGAGCAGCTTGTTAAGCAAGCAGAGCGTGTCAAGGATTATATGAATTATATGATTACCTATGAGATGGAAGAGTATGATCCTGAGATGGATCAGATGCTGTTTTATCTTCCTGTTGTGGGTTCTACGTTTAAAAAGGTTTACTTTGATCCGTTAAAAGGTCGTGCTGTTAGCCAGTTTGTTCATGCAGAAGATCTTGTTGTTCCGTATGGCGCAACTGATTTGGCTTCTTCGCCTAGAATTACGCATGTTATTAAAATGGCTTCAAACGAGGTTCGAAAGCTACAGATAGCAGGTTTTTATCGTGATGTGGATCTTCCTCAAGACGGTTCATCTACAGAAAAAATGTCAGAGGTACAGGAAGCTATCAACGAGGTTCAGGGCGTTTATCCCGGAAGTTCGTCATATGAGCTTACTTTATATGAGATACACACCGATTTAGATTTGCCCGGCTTTGAGGATCTTGATGAGACAGGTGCTGAGAGCGGTTTGAAGCTCCCTTACATTGTTACGATTATTGAGGACACTGGTGAGGTGTTGGCTGTTCGTAGGAACTACGAAGAAACAGACATGATGAAAAAGCGCAATCAATACTTTGTGCATTACAAATTCTTGCCCGGTCTTGGTTTTTATGGTCTTGGCTTGACACATATGATTGGTGGCTTGGCTCAAGCGTCTACTTCTATTTTACGTCAGTTAATTGATGCGGGTACGCTTTCTAATTTACCTGCTGGTTTTAAAGCCCGTGGCGCAAGAATTAGAGATGAGGACAATGCAATACAGCCCGGTGAGTTCCGCGATATAGACGTTGCAGGAAGTGATATACGCACCTCCCTAATGCCTTTACCGTTTAAAGAGCCTTCAGGTACTCTGTATAACCTATTAGGCACTCTTGTGGACGCTGGACGCAGATTTGCGACTATGGCTGATATGAAGGTGGGTGAAATGAGTGGTGAAACACCTGTTGGCACCACAATGGCGATTATGGAGCGCGGCACTAAAGTTATGTCTGCGATTCATAAACGTATGCACTATTCTCAAAAAATAGAGTTCAAACTGTTATCGAAAGTATTCGCAGACACTATGCAATTATATCCTTACATGCCTTCGATAGAGTTTGGACCTGAAGTGTTTGCGCAAGACTTCGATGCGCGAGTGGATGTGCTTCCGGTCAGCGATCCTAACATATTCTCGATGGCTCAACGCATTGCTCTTGCGCAAACACAATTACAATTAGTGCAATCTAATCCACAAATTCATGGTGGACCACAAGGATTGTATCAGGCGTATCGTAAGATGTACGAGGCGTTAGGCGTTAGTAACATTGATTCAATACTACCGATACCACCACAGCCACAGCCGATGAACCCAGCGATGGAAAACAAGATGGCTTTGACTGGCGGTATGGTTCAGGCGTTTCCACAGCAAGATCACAAAGCTCATATGGAAACACACTTGGCTATTATGTCCACACCATCTGTGCAGACAAACCCACAGGCTATGATAACATTGCAAGGTCATATTCAAGAACACATTGGATTGTTGGCAGAGCAACAAGCACAGCAAATGGTTATGGAGCAAGCAGGTCCAGAAGTACAACAAAACCCAGAGGCTATGCAGATGCTACAGCCTGCTATAGAGCGTCAAGCAGCAATGCTAATAGCAGATATGACAGAGCAGTACGCACAGACATTAGAGCCTCAAGAGGAACAACAAGATCCATTAGTTGCAATTCGACAGCAGGAATTACAGCTAAAAGCGGCAGATTTAGATCGCAAATCTCAAGAATTTGAGGTAAAGCAAGGTTTAGAAGCTGACCGTGACGCGATGGATGCTCAATTGGCTAATCGCCGTATAGAGCTTCAAGAAGAAGCGCTTGCTGACAAAACTAGGGTGGCTGAAGATAGAGTACAAACTCAAAGAGATATTGCCGCTCTGAATGCCCGTATGAAAGGAACAGGATAATGGCATCATCTGTTAGAGAGAAAGTGGTTGAGCAAATTCGCGCTGCAAAACGTGCGATGCGTGAAGCCGAAAACGTAGTTAAAACGAAACTTGTTCGCGCTCGTGATGATAAGGGACATTATGTAAAAGATGACCCTACAACTGAGGTGAATGAAGCTTGGGTAGAAGTTCCTGTAGAGGAAAAGAAACCCGTTAAGAAGGCTGCAGCCAAGAAAAAGGCTCCCGCTAAGAAACCAGCAGCCAAGAAATCTGCAAAATAGCTGATAGAGGAGAATAATCATGGCAGATGCAGCAACAGTGGTT